GAGGCAGAGTGGAGCGAGATTGAAATGATTCTCGGTGTTACTAAAAAACTTCCTGAATGAATGAATTATTAAAACCAACTTTTGATTGGATCAGAGATGACTGGCACAGCAATCGCTTCCGTTTTGTTGTTGAGCTGCTTGCCTGGGCTGTTAGTATCGGCTGCTCAATCACTATGGCGCTTACAGTTCCCAATCCGCCTTTACTTGTGTTGTATCCTATTTGGATCGCTGGCTGTGCCATGTATGCTTGGGCTGCTTATACTCGGAAATCGTTTGGCATGTTGGCTAACTACATCTTGCTAACCGCAATTGACACATTCGGCCTAGCAAGAATGCTAATTAATTAAATAAAGTAAGAAGGTAGGCGGGCCATAAACCGCACATTGGTATTTGCAAGCCTAAAATTGCATAGGAGAAAAAATGAGTTTCGTGGACGCATACTACGATCGCGACGATGACATGATACGTGTTGTTGAGCGTGACGACAAAGGGCAGAGGCATTTCAAAGACTATCCTGCCAGACATATATTCTATTACAACGACCCCAAAGGCAAGTTCCAATCCATTAAGCGTGAACCTCTTAGCCGTGTAAGTTCAAAGAATGTCAAAGAACATCGCAAAGAACTTGCCATACATTCAAACAAAAAACTTCACGAAAGCGATATTAATCCCATATATCGTTGTTTAGAAGACAATTATCTCAATCAAGATGCACCTAAGCTAAATGTAGCGTTTTTCGATATTGAGGTAGACTTTGATCCAGAACGTGGCTATGCATCACCAGATGATGCGTTCATGCCAATTACTGCGATTGCTGTCTACCTACAATGGATGGAGACCATGGTGTGTCTAGCCATACCTCCCAAAACACTCAGCATGGCAGAAGCCACCAAGCAGGTTGAAGAATTTCCCAATACCATGCTGTTTGACAACGAAGCAGACATGCTAAACACATTCTTGGATCTCATACAAGATGCTGATGTGCTGAGTGGTTGGAACTCGGAAGGCTTTGATATTCCATATACTGTTAATCGTGTTACCAAGGTTCTCAGTAAAGAAGATACCAAACGTTTTTGTCTATGGAATTGTTTGCCTAAGAAACGAGAATATGAAAAGTTCGGTAAAACTGCCACTACATATGACTTCATTGGCCGTGTGCATATAGACAGTCTTGAACTTTATCGCAAGTATACCTATGAAGAACGTCACACCTATCGATTAGATGCTATTGCCGAATATGAACTAGGTCAGAGAAAGACTCAGTATGAAGGCACATTGGATCAATTATACAACAACGATTTTAAAACATTCGTTGAATACAATATCAACGATTGTAAACTGTTAGATGATCTAGATAAGAAACTGAAATTTATTGACTTAGCCAATACAATTGCACACGAAAACACAGTGCTGTTAGCAACTACTATGGGTGCAGTGGCTGTGACTGAACAAGCTATCATCAACGAAGCTCATCGCAGAGGTATGATAGTTCCTAATCGCAAAAAAATGGAAGAGCACGGAGACACTCAAGCTGCTGGTGCCTACGTTGCATATCCCAAGAAAGGTATACATGAGTGGATCGGCTCGCTAGATATTAACTCACTGTATCCTAGTGCTATTCGGGCTTTGAATATGGGTCCTGAAACCATCGTAGGTCAGTTGAGACAGGATGGGACCAAGGATTTTATTGCAGCAGAAATGTCAAAAGGAAAATCATTTGCGTCCGCTTGGGAAGGCATATTTGGTAGTCTTGAATATTCCGCTGTGATGAATCGAGAAGTGGGTCGTGAAGTCACTGTCGATTGGGAAGGTGGCGGCTCGGATACGCTAAGTGCGGCTCAGGCCTATGATCTTATATTTGACAGCAATCAACCTTGGATGATCTCAGCCAACGGCACTATATTCACATATGAAACTGAGGGTGTTATATCCGGACTGCTAGCACGTTGGTATAAAGAACGTAAAGAAATGCAGGCCAAACTGCGAGAATGTATCCAGGCCGGCAACAAGATTGAAGAAGAATACTGGGACAAGCGACAGTTGGTCAAGAAGATTCTACTAAACAGTCTGTATGGTGCAATTTTAAATCCAGGCTGTAGATTCTTTGATAACAGAATTGGACAGTCCACAACTCTCACCGGAAGACAAATTGCCAAACACATGGCATCAAAAGTAAACGAAATTATCACTGGAGAGTATGATCACATCGGTCGAGCAGTAATCTACGGTGACACAGACTCTTGTTATTTTTCAGCGTATACTACCTTGAAAAAAGACATTGAGAAGGGACTGATTCCCTGGAACAGAGAATCAGTGGTCGAACTTTACGATACCATAGGAGATACGGTCAATGGCACATTTGTCAAATTCATGCAGGACGCATTTCATGTCCCTCGAACCAGAGCCGAGGTCATCAAAGCAGGTCGCGAAATTGTTGCAAGCAAAGGACTGTTCATCACCAAAAAGCGATACGCAGTTCTCTACTACGACAAAGAAGGCAAACGAGCAGACACAGAAGGCAAACCAGGAAAAATTAAAGCGATGGGGCTTGATCTCAAGCGTTCAGATACCCCGGTTGTTATACAAGACTTCTTGAGTGAGGTGCTGACTAAGACACTAACTGGTGTGACCAAAGAAGAGATCCTGCAATATATCACTGATTTTCGCACAGAATTTAAAACTCGACCGGGTTGGGAAAAGGGCTCGCCTAAGCGAGCCAACAATATCACAGAATACGCTGCCAAAGAAAAAAAAGCAGGCAAGACTAACATGCCCGGGCATGTTAGAGCTTCATTGAATTGGAACACTCTCCGGCGTATGATGGATGACAAATACTCCATGCAGATTGTAGATGGCATGAAAGTAATTGTATGCAAGATCAAAGACAATCCTATGGGGCATACTTCCGTGGCCTATCCTGTGGATGAACTGAGATTGCCGCAGTGGTTCAAGGATCTTCCTTTCAACGATGCAGAAATGGAAACCACTGTGATAGATGAGAAGTTAGGAAACCTTATTGGTGTTTTGGAATGGGACATCAGTTCAACAAGGTCGGATAATACATTTAACAAACTGTTTGATTTTGAGTGATTTCTAGGTTGATTTTTTCTCAAGATCTAAATATAATCTTAATATACAGGAGAATTCTTAATGAAAGATATTTTACAAGACATCGTTAGCCACACACAGAACCTCGGCTTCTTGACCACAGTTAAAGTCACAGGCACAGACAAAGGCACAACTATTAACTCAATGGCAGATGACCGTTCAGTGATCATGGAAGCAGAAACTGCTAATCCGTATCCAGATATGATTGGTGTGTTTGGCATGCCGCAACTGAACAAGTTGAAATATCTGTTGGAAGGTGCAGAATACAAAGAAGGTGCAAAGATCAGTATCACCACAGCAGAACGCAATGGCGAAACTTTGCCAGTAGGTCTACACTTTGAAAACAAAGACGGCGACTTCAAGAACGACTATCGCTTCATGAATCAAGAAATCATCAATGAAAAGATGAAGACTGTGAAGTTTCGTGGTGTTAAGTGGGATGTTGAAATCGAACCATCAGTGACTTCTGTGATTCGTTTTAACTTTCAAGCAGGTGCTAACTCAGAGCATCCCACATTCCTTGCTAAAACTGAAGGCGGTAATCTTAAATTTACATTCGGTGATGCATCAACACACGGTGGTGAGTTTGTGTTTGCACAGAATGTTGCAGGCAAATTAGATCGCGGTTGGACTTGGCCAGTTGCTCCGATCTTGAGCATACTTAAGATTTCAGATACCAACACTGCTAAGATGTCGTTGAGCAATGAAGGTGCTATTCAGATCACTCTAGATAGCGGACTAGCAACTTACAAATATATTATCCCAGCACAGGCTGCTTAAATGAAACCACCAGTTAATCTAACACCATTACAAAAGGACTATGCAGTATATCTGCCGGCAATTAGTTCTTTTTATTCTACCTATGTTGCAAAACAGCGACTAGAAGAGTTTGTACCAAAGGATCGTATTCCTGCAGGCTTTGATCAAGGAATTGAAGGAATGAACTTTCTTAATCCAGATCAAGGATACTTTACCTATAAGTATGCTCTGTATTCAGCAGGACACGCTCAACTTGATGTTATCAAAGCACAGGATCAAGAATCCATGATACAACAGCGTGATCGCGGACAAACAATGATTTTAGGCGACTCCGGTGGTTATCAGATCGGTAAAGGTGTTCTCAAGTTTGATTGGTTGAACTTTGAAGGTGCAGAAGCTACCAAGACACGTCAAAAGATTCTTGAATGGCTAGAAGCAACTGCTGATTGGTCAATGATGTTAGACGTGCCTACATGGGCCTGTGATCACATCCACAGTCCGAAGACTGGATTGAAAACATTCGAAGACTGTTTAGAAAAGACTCGTTATAATAACAAGTATTTTCTAGATAATCGGTTGGGAGCTACCAAGTGGCTTAATGTATTGCAAGGCGGTGATTGGGATACTGCAGAAAAGTGGTATCGTGGCGTTGTAGAGTTCAGCGATCCCAAAGGACCATTTGCAGGAAAAGAAGCAGAAGGTTGGGCATTTGGTGGTGCTAATATGTGTAAGATGGATATCACACTCAAACGTCTAATGACCATGCGTGACGAAGGAATGCTAGACGGCAAGAACTGGATTCACTTCTTGGGCACAGCACAATTAGATTGGTCATGCTATCTAACTCAAATTCAACGTCAGATCCGTAAACACATCAATCCAGAACTCACAATCAGTTTTGACTGTGCAAGCCCGTTCATTGCTACTGCTCACGGACTTGTTTACACAAATGCACAACATACCAACAAGCGTTGGTCAGTGATCATGGACAAGGCTCCTGATAATAAAGCACTTTCAGGACGATTTGATATTCCGTTTCCTTTTGAAAGTGAATTCGGAAGCCGTTTGACCATGGGCGATATTGCATATTACAATTACGGTGTTCGTAAGACAGATGCCGAACTCGGAGATGTTAAGTTTAATCACTTGAATCCAGAACACTATCACGAAGTTCCGAGACTTAACAAGCTAGGTAAGATTCCAAACAAGACTAGTTGGGATAGTTTCAGTTACGCACTAATGATGGGGCATAATGTCGAATGTCATATCAAAGCGGTGCAACGTGCTCAACAGTTAATGGATATTGAATGTGCTAGGTTTACTCCAGACTGGCGTATGAAGAGCATTGAAGGCAAGAAAGAAATTGAATTCAGCGATTGGGTTCCAAATAAAATTCTTTACTTCGGTACATTTGTTGAAGAACTATTCAATACCAAAACCAAAGCAGAAGCGTTTGATATGATTGAAACTGGTGCGCAGTTCTTGAAATCACTAGAAGGTTCACGTTTACAAGGCGGTCCTGCTGCTAACACATTTGGTAACTTATTTGATTTCGATGATGGCAAGAAAGCAGGCGAAATTGATTTTGCCAATCCAGACGATGACGAATTAAACAGTTTGGTTGTAGAATAAGGAGTTGATATGTATCAAAATAGAATCAAGCATCTAGAAGAAGCTCACCGTGCTTTGGACAAACAGATAGACAGTATGGAAAAAACTGGTATCTTTGATGACCTAAAAATAGAAGAATTGAAGAAACAAAGGTTGCGTTTAAAGGATGATATTGTTATACTTAAACACAAGCACGAAGCAGTGATGCAAGAAGCGCAGGCAGAACAAGAAGCAAGAAGAAATGGACTAGAACTATGAAATGCGACACATGCAGGCAAGAAATCACAGTTAACTGTGATTGGCAACAAGGTCGTTGTCCGCATCGAACTCCATTCTTAACCGACTATCATTTTCGATTTCTTAATCTAATCCGATCAATTCAAAATTTATTTAAAAAATGAAAAGAAATTACGATTCAGGTGTTGCTGATAGCATTACCTTCTTCACCGGCGTAGAGATTGAACATACTCCTGCCTACGGAATGAAAACACTGTTTGTTGTAGGTGTGCATGATCCATATATTATTATGGAATTGGCTCGTAACAACAGGTGCAAACATATTTACTTTGGTGCTAATCAAAGTTTTAAGACTAATGGTGTTAACGATACAGAAACATGGCGTCCTTGGGAAGATATGATCTATGTCTGCTTAGATGCAGAGGACGAATTTTGGTGTACCTTAGACTTTGATGTTCGTGAAACGGAAGGATTGCTTGAAAGTGGTCTTACCGAAAAGCGTAGATTTATTCCGCAGATTAGTGTAAAATTACCTTATATTAATCAACTAGGCTATAACGCTACGCTGAAAATTGATGACAAAGACTTTAAAGCAACTAATCACGGAGTGTGGTGCCATAACCTCCATGACCTACTAGATAGAAATAAGTTTACTAGTTGGGATCAATATGGTAAAGATGAGATTATCAAATGAGTGGTGGCTACGCAGTAGCATCGGTGACAAAGGTTCCAAGAATCCGCGGTGCTAATAAAATTAATCGTGCAAGAAGTGTAGTAGAAAAGAAACCTATGAAATTAACATTTAAACAAAAAATTCGCAACTGGCTAATGAACGACGAAGAAGATTACAGTAATCAGCTTATTTCAGTTGACAGCGAAGGCCCAAACATTGCATCACAAGGTTTTCGACTAAATGTCTATGGCGCTAGTGGCGGTACTATCATTGAAACTACCAAGTATGACCGAAAGAACGATGAGAATCGACACAGTCTACATGTGGTCACTGAAGATAAAGATCTCGGTGAAGAATTATCTAAAATTATAACCATGGAACAACTAAGATGAACATTCGACAAGACGTTAGACCTAACAAAATGATTTGGGTTACCTTTCAGAAAGAAGGTATGCACAAATATCCAGCTGCACTTACAGACCCAGCACTTGCTACAGGTGATGAATATGATGTAAGTTTTCTAGGTTATCCGCATCGTCACATCTTTCACTTCAAAGTTTGGATTGGCGTTACACACGATGATCGTGATATTGAGTTTATTCAGTTTAAACGATGGTTGCTAAATCTCTACAAAGATGCTACACTAAGTTTAGATTATAAGAGTTGTGAAATGATGTCAGGCGACTTATATGACGTCATTAGCAAAAAGTATCCAGGTCGCGAGATTTGGATTGAGGTCTCCGAAGACGGAGAAAATGGTTCATTCATCAAATACTAAAAGGAACATCGATGAAAAACTACAAGGACTACAGGTACTTTGAAAATCGTCCTGACGTTGTAAAGGTGTGGGAGGACCTCGAGGCCTACCACGATTGGTGCAGATTTCAACTCTGCGATTTTAATCCTGCAGATCTCTATCGCAGGGATAGTCAAAACTATGGATCCTATCTTGCCAGCAAACGGCCAAGACGTCCATATCAAGGCAACAGACCACACTTTCAAAAAAGAGGTTAATTAATGGCACGAGTTTTTCTCATTGATCTTGAAGCAGTAGAGACTAGATATACGGGTCAGTGGAAAACTCACGTGCCGGCAATCCTTAAAAAAGCAGGGCACCATGTCAACATTATATCAGGTCCTACGGACATTCCTAGTGCTACCACTCCTGGAGCATTTCTCAACTTTGGCGGCACGAATATCTACAAGGCTAGTCAAATTGAACAAATGGGTAGGTTATTTTGTAACGGATCCATTCATCCCGGCGATCACTTTATCTTTACTGATGCTTGGCATCCTGGTATCATAAATTTAAAGTATATGAGTGAGCTACTGGGAATTCCAGTAACTACACATGGTCTTTGGCATGCTGGCTCATATGATCCGCAAGACTTCTTAGGACGCCTTGTAGGAAATAAACCCTGGGTTAGAAATGCTGAACAAAGTTTCTATCATGCGTTTGATCACAACTACTTTGCTACACAGTTTCATATTGACATGTTTTGTGAAAATTTGTTAGGATTTACTCCAGCAAAAAAACTATATGATACTAAGATTGTGCGCACAGGTTGGCCTATGGAGTATATGGAGGACACGTTAACAATGTATAAAAACATGACTAAACGTGATCTTATCTTGTTCCCGCATCGTATCGCTCCAGAGAAACAGGTTGAAATCTTTCGTGACTTGAAAGAACACTTACCGCAATATGAATTTGTCGTCTGTCAAGATCAACAACTAACAAAAAACGAATATCATAATTTGCTAGGCGAAGCCAAATTGGTGTTTAGTGCAAACCTGCAAGAAACCCTAGGCATCAGTTGGTATGAAGGTGCTATTGTAGGTGCCATTCCTATGGTTCCTGATAGACTCAGCTATAGTGAAATGGCTTTAGATACATTTAAGTATCCTAGCAAATGGACTGAGAGCTACGATGCATATACTGTATATCGTCCAGATATTTGTAGAGAAATAATCCAGCATATGGATAATTACGAAACTCGACTGCCTAGCCTAAATAAACAGGTAGCTATACTACAAGAAAACTTTTTTAGTTGTAATAAACTATTAGAGATGTTAAAATAACTATTATATGACATCCACGTCATTAACTCGGAGAATAAATTGACAAATAAAACAGAAACAGGCCTGGACGCAATGGCAGGCGATGGCGGATATAAAGAAGCATATCTAGGTGATCACATTCGTTTTAAGATGAAACGTGAAGGCAAGCGTTTCTGGGCCGGTGACAACATCAGTGATTATCTGCATGACGGCGACTTAGAAAAATTAATTGACGAAGCAACTCCTGCATTTGAACAAGTGCTAGACAGTTTGCTTATTGATCGTGAAAATGATCCCAACAGTAAAGGCACAGCACGTAGACTTGCTAAAATGTATTTTAATGAAATCATGTCAGGTAGATACGACCCTGCTCCAGATGCAACAGCGTTTCCGAATGATAGTGAGGATAGATATGAAGGAATGTTGGTTGTTAGAAGTGAATTGCGTAGTATGTGTAGTCATCATCACCAGCCTGTATCTGGGGTGGCTTATATTGGTATCATTGCTGCCAACAAACTTATTGGCCTTAGCAAGTATACTCGTATTGCTCAGTGGTGCGCTAGGCGTGGCACTCTCCAGGAAGAACTCTGCAATGATATTGCAAGAGAAATAAGTCGAGCTACAGATAGTGAAAACATCGGAGTATACATACAAGCCACTCACGGTTGCTGTGAGAATCGTGGCATTATGGCGCATTCGAGTCTAACACAGACCACTGTACTCAAAGGTGCATTTAAAGATGATCCAGGAACAAAGAAAGAATTCTTTGACAATATTAAAATGCAGCAAGAATTTTCGCCACGATGAGATACATTACTAACAAGTTTGATAGCGTTCGCTTACCAGTTGAAGCGGGCTTGTTAGAGTGGTTGCAGGTGCAATACCCTGCATCAAAATACTTTATTAAGGAAATATAATGGATAAATTTTTTATATGGGTTGGCCGTAACAGAAAAGAAATTAGCCTTACAATCGGCGGACTAAACTTACTATCTGGATTGAGTGCGTTAGTTAACGGTAACTACGGACTTGCTATTGTAGGATTTACAATTGGCGGTGCTCTTATTCTTGATGCTTACAAGGGAATTTAAATGAGTCAAGTATATGTAATCAAACCACTGGAAAAGAAAAGCATTGTCTACCATGTAGAAATGTATCGTAAGAATCCAGATGATAGCATCAGTTGGTTTAACATTGACGAAACCTATCGTTGGGGACAAGGCTTTGTTGAAGGTGATTTAGATTGCAATCTTCCCTGGGAAGGTGATCCTGTTGCCTATGCTCGAACCGATTGTGGTTGGGGTTGTGAGTTTGACGACAGTGTCAGTGTTGAGTGGGAATTCAGTGATGACATTAGCGAATTAGAGCAACAAGAACTCAAAGAACTCTACTACGAAGGTGGTGCAGGTTGGCTCTATGACGGCGAACATGATTGGTCAGAAGAAGATTGTGCAGTGCATATCATTGCACCGTATCAAGTTGACCTGTGTGATGAAATAACAGGTGACGTTATTGAAGAGAATGTAAAATTAAAAACTCGACCAGAGCCAAGTAAAGCGTGGCCCTTCCCAACTTAAGGAATATTATGCAAATAAGAGTTAAAGAAAATGCAGAAGAATTTGGTAAATGCGGATGCGGCCGAAGCCCGACTGGTAAATGCTGTGGATGGCATGGACTTTCAGAAGAAATGTATCAACATCAAAAAATGTTGTGGATGGAAGATCAACTGCGTCAAGATGCCGAAACAGAGAACAAGAATATAGTTCGGGGACAGCAATGAACACAGCCAAAGATCTTACAGATAATTTAATACACAGAATGAAGCATCTACAAGAGTTTGTTGTAGAACGAGATTGGAATCTTATCCCCGCTGGTGTGATAAAGTTTAATATTCAGCACACTGTCGGAGAACCTGCTAGAATCTTTGTTCATGCAATGACCCGAGAAGAAGCAGAACGTCAAGTTGATGAATGGTTTGACGAGGATGTAGAATGATTAAACCTCTACGTGACGATCTAATGGTGCAACAACAAGTTGACAATGCTTGGCAGCATTTTGTTGGGGTAATTATGTTAAATCAAACTGGTCGCAAAGCTGTGAAGACCACTCTGCCAGAATTTCTATATTGGTTTCCTACAGCACTGGCATTGCTACAAGCAGACGAAGAGTTTGTCAAAAGCATAATCCAACCACTCGGAATGGTTAATGTTCGTTATACTCGATTGATTAGAATGAGTCAAGACTATTTGACTTGGGACGGAAATGATGCTACAATGTTATATGGCATTGGAAAATACGGCAGCGACAGCTATGAGATTTTTTACAAGAACAATTATAGTGTATCGCCCACAGATAAAGAACTGATAAGATATCTCAAGGAAGAAGTTAATAATGTTTTTGAAACTGCTTGAACGACTGGGCCGCAAGCGTATCATTTATGATCGTGTTAATAACGAACCGTATCTCGAACGGTATTATCTCTTCTTGAAAGAAAGAGATCGTTTTCCATTCAACGTATTTTTACATAAATTCCTCAAAGGTGATCCTGACGATGTTCATGATCATCCGTGGCCCTATGCTACACTGATACTAAAAGGTGGATACTATGAATATACTCCTAATTTCGAAAATGGCCAAATGATTGGAGAGACCAAGCATTGGCGGGGTCCTGGTCACTTCCGTATTTGTGGTTCTAATAGCTATCATCGCATCGAACTTCAACCTGGAATAACTGCTTGGACCCTATTCATGCCTGGCCCGCATAAACGTGAATGGGGATTTTTAGTCAACAACAAATGGATACAACACGAACAATATCTCAAGGATAGAAATGAACAAACTCAAAATCAACCAGCATGAAGTAACCGGACTAGTCGGCAAGATTTGTAGAGAGCTTGCTATAGGAACGTGGAGGCCCGATTATATTGTAGGAATTACTCGAGGGGGATTGATTCCTGCTGTTATGATCAGTCAATATTTTAATATTCCGTTACATACTCTCAATGTAAGTCTACGAGATAGTGAGATTGGTCCGGAGAGTAATTTATGGATGGCTGAAGATGCTCTAGGACCGTTGTCCAAGGATCGTGCAGTTGATAGCGATACTGCTTTTAAAAACATTTTAATTGTAGATGATATCAACGATCAAGGCACCACACTTAACTGGATCATGAAAGATTGGCCAAGTGGTTGCTTTCCAGATGATCCAGCCTGGGAAGAAGTGTGGAATAACAATGTTAAATTTGCTGTGTTAGTAGATAATCTCGCCAGCAAGTGCAATGTTAAGATGGATTTCGTTGGCATGGAAGTTAACAAGGCAGAGAAGGATGTATGGATTGATTTTCCTTGGGAAGATTGGTGGACAAAATGATCGATTCTAAGATTAAAGTTCATTGCACTGACGCAGGTAAAGATTTTGATATGCATGTTCTAGGTTATAAGCCCAAGGCATTTTTAGATGTTGCATTTCAAACTCTTAAACTACGATTAGTTTATATGGAACGCACTAAAGCATTTGCAGGCAGTCTAGGCGGCCGTGAGTTTGTTGTACGAGAAGATGACCTACCTACAGAAAGAAAGGAATATAAACGATGAACTTACATTATTCGTTAGACGATGCACGTGATGCAGGGCAGGCACCATGGAACGATGTTGTACAAGACGACTTTCATGTGGTTGTTTTTAAAGACAAGTATCCTGTAACAGACGGTCACTTGTTGTTTGTGCCTAAATATTCAGCTGTGGGAGTTATTGAAGATTGTTTTGCTGATGCTCTGAGAGTAGGGCAGGCAAAGGTTAAAAATGGTGAGTGGGATGGATTCAATATTGGCCTTAATTGGGGCGAAGCTGCTGGACAGACTGTGCCGTATCCACATGTTCATTTGATTCCTCGACGCAAAGGTGACATGGAAGACCCCACAGGCGGTGTCAGACATGTTATTCCAGAAAAAGGTAATTATAAAAAATGAGTGAGATATTGTGTCTGATCTAAAAACAATTTTAGTTCCTTGGAAAAAAGAACAAACTGGATTTTGGTGGAATGAAACCTGTGCCATGGTGTTGGAACACTTTGGCTTGCCAGGCGATCGATACACTAGTCATCCAGAAACAGATCAAATGACATTTAAATTTTATCACGAACATGATGCCATGCTGTGCAAAATATTGTTAAGCGACAGAATATGAAGAAATACATCATTGGGTTTGTTGTTGCCTGTGTGCTTTGGATTCTCTTTCTTTCTCAAGTAGACGTGCCAGAATATAAGGTATACGATTGCAGTATATCCGAATGGCATCCTGATGTTCCTAATGAAGTAAAACAAGAATGTCGTAAGCGTAGATCACAACCAGGAATGATAACATGACTCGATGGACAGTTACTCTTGAAGAAGATCCCGATACTGGTGATCTCATTATGCCAATACCACAGGAAGTATTGGATCTGCAAGGTTGGGGCGAAGGCGACACATTAGAATGGCTAGATCAGGGCAATGGCTCTTGGCAATTACAAAAAAAGAGTGTATAATAAACTATGAGCAAAATAAAAATAGCAGAACTTTTTTACAGCATACAAGGCGAAGGCCGATATATGGGTGTCCCTAGTGTGTTCTTACGCACGTTTGGATGTAACTTTACTTGTGACGGCTTTGGTATGTCACGTGGTGAACAAAGCAAGGAGCGTGATTTTATTGCGGCCGATATTAAGAAGTTTTTTAAATATCAAGACTTACCATTAGTAAGCACAGGTTGTGATAGCTATGCCAGCTGGGATCCTAGATTCAAAGATCTTTCGCCCATGCTAACAACTGATGCGATTGCAGAACGCATCATGGAAATATTACCTTACAAGCGTTGGGAAGATGAACACTTGGTTATCACTGGCGGTGAACCGTTGTTAGGTTGGCAACGTGCTTATCCGGATCTGTTGAATCATCTGAGTATGACAGGTCTTAAAGAAATTACTTTTGAAACCAACGGTACTCAAAAGCTAACTCCGGAGTTTAAAAAATATCTACAAGAATGGGCACAGAATCCTCCTTTTGCCAGTAGAGAAGTTACATTCTCGGTCAGTGCCAAACTCAGTTGTTCAGGAGAACAGCCTAGTGAAGCTATACGCCCAGACATAGTCTGTGAATATCAAGAAGCTGGTCATGTATATCTCAAATTAGTAGTGGCCACTGAAGGTGATGCAGAAGAAGCTCTAGAAGCTGTGGATATCTATCGTGCAGAAGGTTTCACTGGTAATGTTTATCTCATGCCTGTGGGCGGGGTTGAAAGTGTATACACACTAAATAACCGCAGAGTAGCAGAACTGGCAATGAAACATGGACTGAGATATTCAGACAGATTGCAGGTGCCATTGTTTAAAAATGAATGGGGAACATGATGAATAAATGGATTGAAAAATTATTTGGTATTGACAAGATCAGAGCAGAAGCAGAACGATCAATAGGCATTGCAGCACAAGCCTCTGAAACAGCCAAAGCAGCCACTGAAGCTGCCGAACGTGCTACAGAAGCAGAGGCACAGGCCAAATTATCTCCAAAAGAACGTGCAACACGTAAAAAAGAACCGTGGGTAGGCGTAATCGAAACACATGTCAACAAAGATAATGTTCGTAATGGCTTTTTTGAGCTTGACTGGAACGACCTTTTTGTGTTAAAATTAAAGCAAGAGGGATATGGTGAGGACGGAGACAAAGACGAAGAAATTATAGATCGTTGGTTCCGTGAACTGTGTGCCAATGTAGTAGTCGATGGCGATTTCGGCGGTCCTGTAAACACAGGCGTAATTGATATTAAAACAGTGAAGAAAGATAATCTATGAATTATATCTTAGTTGATACAGCAAACACATTCTTTCGTGCTCGTCACGTTATCAACGGTGACGCTGATATCAAACTAGGCATGGCATTTCACATCACATTAAACAGTATTCGCAAAGCATGGCAGCAGTTCGAAGGTAGTCATGTTATCTTCTGTTTAGAGGGTAGATCGTGGCGCAAGGACTACTATGCTCCTTACAAGCGTAATCGTTCAGATGCTCGTGCCGCACACACAGAAAAAGAACAAGAAGAAGACAAAATCTTCTGGGAAGCATTTGACACGTTCAAAGAATTTATTGCAGAAAAGACTAACTGCACTGTTTTGCAAAATCCGCAACTAGAAGCTGATGATTTAATTGCAGGGTGGATACAAACACATCCAAATGACAAACATGTGATCATCAGCACAGACACAGACTTCGTTCAATTGATTGCACCCAATGTCACACAATACAATGGTGTTATGGAACATGTTATCACTGACAAAGGAATATTTGATGACAAAGGCAAACCTATCATTGACAAAAAAACACAAGAGCCTAAGCCTGCACCTAACCCAGAATGGCTGTTGTTCGAAAAATGCATGCGTGGTGATACCAGTGATAATGTCTTCTCAGCGTATCCAGGTGTGCGTACTAAAGGCACAAGCAAAAAAGTGGGTCTTAGTGAAGCGTTCGAAGATCGTAAAAGCAAAGGATTTGCGTGGAACAATCTCATGTTACAGAGATGGTCCGATCACGAAGGCAAAGAACATAGAGTCTTAGAAGATTATGAACGCAATCGTCGACTGATTGATCTAAGTCATCAGCCAGATAACATCAAAGAAATAATTACAAATACCATTTCTACTGCAACCGCCGAACAAAAGAATGTGAGTCAAGTAGGTATAAGATTGATCAAGTTCTGTAATTTGTGGGACTTGAAAAAGATTGCTGATCAGGCACAGAGTTATGCAGAACCACTTAATGCGAGGTATACACAATGACAGATATACATGCTAAACCTATCATAGCAAATAAATTTTGGATCGTAGAGGAGAACGGTGAGAAGATTGCCACTCTGAGAAAAGACGACGACAATAGATTTTTTATGAGCAACGAGTCGGGTGTGAAAATTTACGAAACCAAAGACAGTCTAACTCGTCAGTTTGGTAAAAAGTTTTTCACAGTAAAAATTGTCAAGGAAGCCGACACAGCTCTACCTAATGAGGTTCATGGATACTCCACCAGTGCCGAACCTCACAATGCCATGTTTGATATTCGTAAGAAACTGCCGCTATTCACCAAGAGCAGCGATTCCAAGAGTCTATACTGTGCAGGTTACTACTGTATAAAATTTGACAAAGGATGGGTTAAAAGTTTTTGTCCAAAAAAAATCACACTGGAACGATATCCATATAAAGGTCCGTTCAAAACAGAATTAGAAATGAAACAGGTATTGGCTAATGTTGCAAAATAATCTACCAGATACACTGCCCACTATACAGAAACTGTTGCAGAGAATTCAAGTAGCTGAACGCAGTCAACAAAAAGAAATACGCATTAGTTTACAAGAAGCACGTGATCTGACCACAGAACTGGCACTCATGTCTGCTAAACTAAGCAAGACTGTGGGCGAAATACATCAAATGCTGGCAGCAATCAAAGAATCAACCACTCAAATAGACGTAAAATTCGACGGCGGCAAGTTCTAAAAAGATATAAATATATACGTGGTTAATTAGGAACACGTATATGAGTAGACCCAAACCTAAAATTCTTTTAGAATATGCTAACAAAGAAACCTACAAGGTTGAGCAAATTCTCGATTCAGAAGCTATCTGGGCTGTGTTCTATAACGGCCAACCTTTCAATCTCAAGAGCGGTAGTTTGGTAGCCAGCTATCCCGGACCAAAATATAAAAAAGTCTCATTTTCAAATCCAGGTCATGCACATAATCTGGCAAAGAAATTAAATCGATTGTTCAAGACCAAAGACTTTGCTGTATATAAACTCACTGCAGGTGAAGAGATTAAATGACATGAACAAAGATGCCTACACCAAGGCGTTCTTGCAGGCAGCAGAATTACCGGTTAATGAAAAAAACATCAAAGACTACAAAGCTGTATGGTGGTGGAGTTTTAGGAAAAAAGATCAAGGTGGTTTAAGATTAACTGAACAGGCTCTCGAATTCATTGAGAAATATGCCAAAATTAAAACCTACAAAATAGAATTTCCCAAAGAATTTGCATTCACTCCGCAGGTGCTGCTTTGGTTAGATAACTACATTGATTCTCCTTTCTTTGTTAATAAAAAACACATTATAGTAATGAAAGAAAAAGCTGCATTTGAGTTATATCTTCTTAGTGGAGATGTTAGAAAGCTAGGACACAATCGAGCCATGAGTAAAAGACTTAGCCAAGAATCTACCCCCGAGTAATCCCCCTGTATAAATATTTTCACTATGTTTGACCTTAATCCAATGGACGTACTACAACAGCGAAAGCTGAAGACTGTGGCCCCACATTTCACTGAATTGAATATTTCAGAATCTGAAATATTTGAAGGCATCGAAGATTGGATCAAAGTCAAACTCAAGGGCAGATATTATATCTGCAAAAAACCTGCTCTAGACCAGAGTGGAAATTTAAGATCTTCGCATTTCGTAGGTTTTGAAGATCAAAAAGAATTAACCTATTTCATGCTTGCATGCCCACATCTAAGGAGAAACTAATGTCAGAAGAAGTTAAAGATCAAGTCGTAGAGACACCAGCCCAAGCAGCGCCTGCGGCAACAGAAGCACCTGCAGCACAAGGTCCTGATTTAAATATCAGCGATCTGTTAGCCGTAAAAAATATCATCGAAGTTGCAACAAGCAGAGGAGCGTTCAAAGCAGCAGAATTGGAAGCAGTTGGTAAAAGTTTCAACAAACTAAATTCCTTCCTTGAAGCTGTATCTAAAAAGGAAGCCTAAATGAAAAGCCTTAAACACATAGGTAGAATTCAAAACACAGGTGCCAAGGTATTGGTAGTGTTTAGAACGTTGCCCGGAGAGTCAAACATGGCTCTAGTATTACCTGTAGCTCAACTGCCAGATCAATATCATGATTCGATTATGACTTTGGTAGAAACAGAACAAGCGCAGGATGCATTTGAGTTTGGCGAAATCATGCACATACGCCCATTCCCGGATGGTAGACCTATGTTGCGGGCCATGCAAGCAGATGGCAGATTGATTAAAGTAGCCACAGATGCTGTAATGATGACACCTACTACCAACGATACTGTGCTGTTGGCTAATCTTAACACGCTGATAGCAGAACAGAAAAACTGCACCGTAGATGATCTATGCACATTTGTAGCAGGTGCTCCGTCTGCTAAAGCTGAAGTTAAAAATGCAGCCACAGTAAATGATACGATTCCTGCGGTAGATTCAGATATACCTGCTCCTATACGAGCGCAGGCCGCAACCGATGCTGTACTAACTGACAAGGATCTAGCAAAATCATATCGTAGCCAAGCTGATGCTATGTATAAAGAAGCAGCAAGATTACGCAAAGAAGCGGAAGAACTCGATCCCACTGTTAAAAAAGTTAAAAAGGTAGAAGAAACTGCTGATGCCTAATCCCTTGTTCAAACCTCCGCGCCATCTTGTAAAAGAATGGCCGGAGGTTTTTGAAGATCTCTACATGAATACCATGCCGGTAGCCTATCTGGATTCAGTACGACTGGATTTTATAGATGGCAGAGTATGGGAAATCGATGTAAAAAATGAATTGACTAAACAAACTTCCGAAAGCATCGCTGACGTATTGCTTAACACACTCCAAGAATACAAGGATGAAATCAAAAAGATCGATTTTAAAGTTGATGTGACCCGCTTGAAAACTGATATTGCCAGCGAAACTAATAAATTGTTCTAGATGATTAAAAGCATTGTTAGATTTACTTATGTATAGAGTCGATGATTCATCTGTAGAAAAAGAAGTAATAGAGATTTTAACATCTCGACCAATGTCGTTGATG